ATTGGCGAGCCAGCCTGCCGGAAGGATGGGCGGACAAGCTGAAAGACGTCGAAAGCGCCGATGACGCAATGAAGGCGCTTGAGCGCGGCCTTGGCTACAAGCCCGCTGAAAAAGCCGAAGACATCGAGCTCAAATATCCGGAAAGCTTCAAGGGGAAAGTCGACGAGGGCGTTGAGGCTGGTTTCCGTGACTTCTGCGTCAAACAGGGCATCACGCCGGGGCAGGCTCAGGCTTTGCTCGACTGGCAACTCGGCGCGGACAAGGAAATCAGGGACAAGCTCATTGAAGACGGGACGAATACGTTGCGCGAAACGTGGGGTTCTCGGTTTGATGAAAATCGTGGCGCCGCGCTGAAAGCGTTCACGGCGCTGGATCGGCGTATGGGCGGGGAATTGTCCGGCACCGTATCTGGGCACGGCATGGCGAACGATCCGGTTTTCGTCCGGGCGTTCTATGAAATCGGAAAGCTGCTTTCCGAGGATACGCTTTCCGGCGGAAGCGGGGCGCCCGCCCCCGATACGGCTGAAAGCGCGAAAGACACATACAAGGACATGTTCAAGGGGTAAGTTATGGCAGTGGCACAAACACTTCATGAAATCGCACTCGACAAGGCAAAGAAGCGCCCGGAACTGGTGGACTTCCTCACCGAAGAAGCTCCTATCCTCAAGATGCTGAAATGGATTCCGGCGACACACGGCCTCTGGAACGTGGAAGAGGTTTTGGATTCCATCCAAGGCGCAAGCTTCACGGACTTGGGCGCGCCTCTTCCGTCCATGAAAGCGGAAACGCAGCTCCGGCAAACCAACGTCAATCTGCTCGGCGGAGAGGTGGAAGTCAGTAAGGATAAGGCTGCGCAATTCGGAGGGGCCGCGAATTACTTCTCCCGCCGTGAGAATGCCTTTTACAAACAGGCGGGCATGGATACGGAGCTGGCGATCTGGCGTGATTACTGGCGCAAGGCGGCGCTCAAGAACAAGTTGATCACCAAATGCGGTGCAACGGCGAATGCCTATACCATCCTGATTGTTCGTTTCGATCAGGAAAACAACATCGGCATCTATGACCCTACGCAATTCAATCAAGGACGTTTGCTCAATCCTGAACCGCTTAATGGGGGTGCTCTTTACCATTTGCGCAGTCAGCCCGGAGTGTCCGGATACGGCGTAGAGTATCGCGGGCGTTTCGGTTGGCAGCTGCTCAATCCGGCTCGTGCCGTTCACGCTATTGTCAATGTTGATTCCGCAAACCTGCCCACGTTGAGCCAGATCGAGGATGCCATTGCTTCCGTACGTGGAACGGCGACGAATACATACATCTTCGGGCACCACAAGATCGTGCAGAAGACATTCAGCGCAATCAAGCAGGCTGACATCATGTACGTCAACGGAGATAATAGCATTCAGACTATTATCGGTGCGATCAACGGCATCAAGATCATCGGATCCTACAACCTGCCTGACGGCACTGAAACCGCCGTGGCGTAAGAGGAAAACATATGGCTTTTGAATTCGGTTCTGAAAATCGCTGGCATGACCAGTATTTCGGCAAAGACGTGACCATTCCTTCCACCACAAGCACGGTGTGCGACACGCCTCTGGCTGTAGGCCAGCATCACGGGGCGCTTGCCGTGACCATCGCCGCGAAAGGTGCTGTGAGCATCCCCTCCACGAAAAAGCTCACCGTGACGATTCAGGGGACGGATACGGAAGACGGCTCTTTTGCCGATATCCCCGGGGCCCCCGAAATGAGCGTGAGCGGGGGGGCTAGTGCTGCAACCGCTTTTGCTGACGGCGACATCATCGGAAAGCTGGTGCTTCCGGATATGCAGCGGTACGCCAAGATCAAACTGACGACTGACGGCGCGGCAACCGGAAAGGTCGACGTGTTCCTGTCTTACCTTGCCCGATAAGTGCAGGGGGCTCATGCCCCCTTCACTTCTTCATTCATTGCCATTTCCGAGATAGCCATGATTACGAGAAAACAGACAGTCAAAAAATATACGGTCACTGCGGGCGTTTTTAACTACAATATCCCGTTCCCGATTTATGAATCTGGAGACGTTCTCGTTGTCTGGTCCAATAATGAAGGTTTTGATGAGCACACGCTGATTTTGGGTTCTGATTATGGCGTAACGATAAACAGTGCTGGAGATGGTGGCACGGTGACGCTGAAATCAGATCGTGTTCCAATTGGTGCGATACTGGCAGTCGTCTCAAATATTCCTGAGACGCAAGAACTTTCCCTATCGCACACGGCAGAAGTGGATACAAAGTCCACAGAAAAAGAATTGGATCGCCAAGTCCAGATGATCCAGCAGCTCAGTGATGCACTGGAGCGCTGTGTCAAAGTAGGTGTAACCAGTGGATTGACGCCTGATGAAATGCTTAAAGCCATTTTTAAGGCGTATCATGATATTTTGGAATCTCTTGCAGAAACCGGAAGCATTACCGGAGCAATCCCTGTTGTTTCCACAGGAACACTCATTCCACGCCCGTTAAAAGATCGCTTTGCTGATGTGGTCGACGTTCGTGATTTTGGGGCAAAGCCTGATTTCAACCAAAATACAAAAACAGGCACAGACAACTTAAAATATATTCAAGACGCGATATACTTTTGTGCAGCTAACAATAAACGACTGCGCATCGCGGGTGGCAAATATGGGTGTTGGAACAGCGGCAGCAAGCGGGTCCTTTCCAACGCTGCGAGCACGTTTGACGGGCAGTATCTCGGAGGCCTCGATATTCCTTCGGGTACCGTCATTGAGTGGGCTGATGATTCTTGGCTGGTACAGATGCAACCATCATACGCCGGGGCGTTTCTGAGCAACATCAACCGTCCTATCTGGATGGATGATACCAGCTCTGTCGACTGGTCCACGGACGGCGCTATTTTGATCAATCCTCGCATTGACGGTTCGTACATGCCGCTTTTCACTGATCTGACGCTTTCTCAGGAAATGATAGAGCCATGTAACGACAACGGCATAGGATTTGCTGGACATAAGAGAACAGTAGGAGGCTCTGATTCAGATTCTATTTTTGATATTGCCCAAAATATTTTTATCTTGGGCGGGCATATTAAAGGATATAGGGATATCAACGGGCTTGGCGGCAAGGGCATTGCTCTGGAACGAGGTGGAAACAATTTAAGGGCGATTGGCACACGCATTGATGATTGCTGTTATGCAACCTCTATAATTTTTGAAACTACGGGTGTAAAAACAACCAACGATATATCTTTTTCAGCTATCGATGTCAGGCGATGCGGCTTCGCAGCCATGATAAACGGACAGGACGCCTTATCTGGCGGAGCCGTCGCAGATCCTCAGCAGGCTTCTGTACACTGGCAGGGCACGGCATGGTGCTGTGGACACCATCCCGATTTTTCTACGCTCAAGACGTCACATTATCGACGTCACTACAAGCACGGCGTGGTGCTTTTGTATGCTGCAACTGGGGCATACGTGGATATCGTCGTTAATAACCCTGCGGGATTCCCGAACTCCACATACCCTTGCGGCGGGACTCGTTGTCCTTCGTCTTATCCTACTTTTGACCCAAATGCCGTGATCGGCACAGATGCATATTATGAGTCCATGATGCGCGGGGCGGGCTTGTCCGGCACTATCGGTAGTCTCGTTGGTGGATGGGGCAACAGTTGCGTCGTTCGTGGGGTGTTGAACGGCGATTGTGATGATCTATGGAATGTGAATCCCGGCGTTAATTATGGAAACATCAACCGTCCCACAAATGCACACAATATGTCTCTTGATTTGAAAAGCAATGGAAGTGTGCAGACAATATTTCGTAATGATATTACAGCTCCGACTCTGACTATTTCAACTATTTCAGAAGATCGAAAGACTATCACGCTTACTGAAAACGCGAACCTCGCAGACCGGGACAGCGATCTCATCGGTGAGCATTTACAGATTGAAGGTGCCTATTACCCTGTCATAAAATATGTGGCATCTACGCGAACGGTCACGCTTAGTTCCGTGCTTGCCTCCACTGTCGTCACCGGAAATCAAGTATATATCATCTCTTCATTCTCGGCTTCAGGGACAAACATGACCGGGATGATCAAAGCTGAATGCCGGAACGTGACTCAATACCTCACGCCGTTTTGGTCAGCTAGCCTTACTCAGCTTTATGCCGATATCACAACGCTATCGGGTGAAAATCAGTGCCGCGTGTTATCCCCGATCCCGATGTACGCGAATGGAAGACTCACCGGATCGGCTTACGGCTTGGCAAATGGTGGCGTTTCGCTCGGCAATCCTTTCTGTATATCGCTTGATGCTGAAAAACTCACGTCAGGACGTACCGGAACGCTTGAGATCGCTGCACCAACAAAAATAAGTGGGAATCTAATCCCAACCACGGACAACGCCTATGCACTCGGAATCGGTCAAAATCGCTGGACACAAGTATTTGCGGCATCTGCAACAATCAACACGTCGGACGAACGTGAAAAGCAGCAAATAGCAGATATTCCCGACGCTGTGTTCCGCGCGTGGGGCAAGGTGGCCTTCCGCCAGTTTCTTTTCAACGATGCAGTTGAAAAAAAAGGAGATGCAGCCCGTCTGCATATTGGCGTCATCGCACAACAAGTTGCCGAAGCCTTTGCATCGGAAGGGTTGGACGCAATGCGATATGGGCTTCTCTGTTATGACGAATGGCCTGAACAGCAAGAAGTTTCGCATATAGAACAAATAGTTGTATCGGAAGGCGTACAGGACGCTGATGGGAACTATATCACCCCTCCTATGTATGAAGACAAGGTGATTGTCGAGCAGGAATACAGACCAGCCGGGGGGCGCTACGGCATTCGATACGAAGAAGCTCTTGCGTTGGAGTGTGCATACCAACGGTGGCTTGGGGAGAAGATGGATGCCCGGCTTACAGCTCTTGAATTAAAGGATGGTGTGGAATGAGCCAGAACCGTACAACGATTATTAATACTGCACTGATGCGCATCGGGGCGCAGGGCGTGAATCTGGCGTTTCAGGATACCCCCGGAGCGCAGGTTGCGGAAGCGGCCTATGACCGGAGCCTTGAATTCTGCCTTTCTCTGTATCCTTGGCCTTTCGCGCTTCGGTATGCGGTGCTGGCTCAGTCCGCAGATGACCCCCCTTTCGGCTACCGATATGCGTATCATCTCCCCGGCGACTGTATGCGCGTTCTGGATGTGCGGCGGCATGGCGACGCCGGAGAGGTGCCGTCATGGGCATATCGGCATTCGGGGCCTCGTTACAGCATTGTCGGGCAGGAAATTTATACCGACGCGGACAGCCTCGCGCTCAGGTACGTGAGCAATGATCGGGAAATGGCTGTCAGCGAGGCGTTTGCCGATGCCCTCGCGTGGAAAATCGCCTTCGAGATCTCTCAGTACGTTTCGCAAGGCGCATCCAATGCTCAAAACTACTTTCAGCTTTTCGAACAGGCCATTGACCGGGCGAAAGTAGAAGCCGGCGCACAGGAAGACCCGGTACGCGAGGAATGGCCTTCACGCTTTCTTAAGGAACGGTGGGTAAACTGATGCCTATTTTCCATACCCAAAATGTCCTGAATGGCGG